TTGAGGGCTGGTGACTGTGCAAGATCTCCAGCTACCTCTACGCCTTTACCAAGAAGCTGTTGCGCGCGGTCTACAGAGTAAGCAAGTGCGCCATCACGTTCTTGTTGTGGTTGAGACGCTGTTTCTGGAGATGCTAGTTGTGTGAGTATGGCGTTGAGCTGCTGTCCTGATACATTGTCTGGGACTTCATATACAGAAGAACCAACTTGATACTGAGCCATACGTTACCCTGTACTTACTTTCTTGATCTGAACACCATTAATAACCATTGATCCACCGCTTGATGAACCAGAGCTGTTATAGTTCGGCGTACCACTAGGTCTGTTGCCGTATCCATGTACAATGTCGAGATATGCTTCTCTGAGGCGTAGCAAGTTACGCTTTAGCTGTTCTGGGCTTTGTGATTGCTCGACGTTACCAAGGACGCTTTGCAGGTACATGTTCTCTTTCTCAGAGACGTTACCCAATGCACCGCCTGTCGGTGATGCCTCACGCATTGCTTGAAGTTTATCGAAGCCTACGTTTGATCTGATTGTATCAAGCTGCGCTCGTAAGTTGTTGGCGTCTGTGCCGCCTACATTCGACAAGAGCTTGCCAAACATGCCAGTGGTGTTGCCGCCCACACCGAAAATACGGTTAAACAAACCGTTAGCATCGTCATCGATGATTGGCACTACCTCATCGATTAGACCAGTGACGATCCCTGATGACACTTGTGCAGCATTGTCGTCGCCGCCTTCTTTGCCTTTTGCTTTTGCGGCGGCTTTATCTAGCGCGATTTGTTCAGCTCGGTTGCGGTCTTCGATTGCACCAAACTCACGACCAGCTCTGTCAAGAGCGTTCAAGCCGCCTTGTGACGCACCGCCAGCCATAGCTGTGCCAATGCGGATAAGGTCGCTACCACTGAGACTGCCGCTGCCAAGACCTGCTGTAAGCACAGCATCGTCACGTTTGCCTTGGGTCAATGCGCCAGCTTGCTCTTGCATTTGAATGATTGATGTAGCGTCTTGTGCTCTGGAGCCTTGGTCTTGGAGGACTGGTATGTTTGGACTTGCGTCTCTTTGAGCCATCGCTTCGACATCGAAAGATGCTTGAGGATCTACTGGGTTGTTGTAGGTTGGCGTTGGTCTACCTTGCATCGACTGACCAGCATTGATTGCTGACTGGTTAAACACAGGAGCCGGAGCACCCATCGTAGACTCAGCAATAGTTTCATTGCTATCCTCAGTAGGCATAGACAGCATGGCTTGTGGTGCTGGTGCTGGTGCATTATTAACCATCGCTGCATTTAGCGCACCGTCAACACTGCCAGCAGGTGATGGAGCTTGTGGCAAAGTATTGTAATACTGCATACGCTGGGTGATGTAGTTGTTTATTCTGTCTTCTGGCACTCTGTTGTTACGCATAGTTGCAACTTCTGCTTGGAGTTGCGGTGGTAACTGTGAGGTTCTGTTCACACCCTGTGACATCAGTGCAGCCATGTCATTTGATCCTTGTTGATTTTGTATGTAGCCCATAGCTCTCTTAACGTAGTCTTGGGTTTCTTTAGGCAGCTTGTCGAAGTCAGCTCCTTCAGCAATCCACTTATCTACGTTGCCAGCACCCCAGTTGTAGGCGGCAAGAGAATGTACTGGGTTAGTAAAGTTATGATGCTTGTTCACACCACCAATGTATTGACCCGCCAACTGACGGGCTGACACTGGGTCTTTGACAGCAGACACAGGTATGTTCTTGGGCATACCGTAGCCCATGTTATGCAAGTTCTTTGGCAGGAACTGATAAGCACCGACAGCCCCTGCTCTGCTAACAGCGTTGTTGGCTTTTTCGCCTGATAAGTGACCAGTCTCGCTAAACTGCACAGCGTCAAGAAGTAGGGGTGTGGGAGAGCCATCTAAGTTAAGAAGACCTCTCATCGTTACCTCTTAGTATATGTAAGGGTTGCTACCGCCCGTGCCACCGGCTGGGCTTTGTGCGTATGAGTAACCTTGGCTTGGATTGTACATGTACGGACTTTGCATAGGAGCTGGCTGCTGTTGCTGATTAAACATCGGTGCCAGATAGTTCTGACCAAAGCCAAAGCCAGCCATTGCACCACCCATAGTCGCCATTGTTGGGTCAACCATGTTAGGCTGAACATTTGCAGTTTGGGGTGCTCGACCCAAGATACCAGCGTTATATTTGTTGTACATATCCAACTCAAAGTCTCTGTTAGACTCAAACTTTGCTTTGTCTGCGTTAAGCTGCTGCTGCTGATCTGACTGCATAATGTCACCCGCCGCACCCTGCATCTTGAGTGCGTCTTGGCCCATACCGAAAGCTGTGTTGTATATGTTACTCATCTGCTGATTAGCAGACATCTGGTTATTGAAACGTGCGTCTTGCTCGGTTAGTGAACGGCGCATGAGATCATCTTGGATACCAGCAGCGGTGTCAGAAGCCCTATCCATATAATCACGACCAGCGATAGCTTCTGCTACACCAGCTCTTGAGCTATTAGCGTTACCTGATGCAGATGCACCCATGCCAATATTACGCAATGTGTTTTCTTCTAGGTTTCTGGTGCTATCACGCAATGCACGATCAATAAGCGGCTGTGAGTTATCTAGGGCATACTGTTGGGCAGTAGCCATTCTGTCCTGACCAGCCATGTTGTATAAGTCAGCAGCGTTCTGACCGAAAGCACCTGTTGTACCCATTAAGTTGTTAGCACCAGTGAAACCTGTGCCACCGTAATTGTACATATTGTTCATAGTGGCTGTCTGCATGGGGTTCATGCCAGCATAAGTTGGGCCTTGGTATGCTCCCATAGCTAAAGCATTGTTCAATGCGTTGGTGCCGCCACTGTACATATCTTTGATGTAAGGCTGGGCATCCATGTAACCCATAGCGTTCATGCGGTTGGCTTCGCTCATGGCACCTGCTTGTTTCTTTGCGGCTTTGTTAGCCATCACGCCACCGATAATACTGCTACCGATCATTGCTGCTGGTGCGCCCATTTTATATCTCCAATTTGTATATGTCAGCCTCACCGTTAGCTGCTGTAAAAGCGTAGGTAAAACCAAACATTCTTATGAATTTCTCTTGCATGTTAGTATGTCTAAGGCAGTGCACAGGTTGAGTCCGTAGAGCCAGCAGACTGTTGAAATCGAAGTGCAGCCGTTTCTTTGCTTGTCTTGTCCATCGACAAACAACATCGCAGTGAACAAACGTAAGCCTGTCACCATCAGGCAGATCTAAGTATTCGTAGTAGATCGTATGTTGTTGAGGACGAACAAAGACAGGAACCTTTATACCGCTGTCCATGTTGTACCATTATAAACGACCAGTCCTTCATAGCCGTTGCCTAGTGGGTTCCACGGGCTGACTGCGTACCGCACCATGCCTTTTTGTGGTACACTAGGTTCATCCTCTGCAACTTGGACAGCAGCGTTTGCCACAGACCCTATGGCTGCTTCGATACGAGCAAGCTCATCTTGAAAGTATCGTCTGATACCGTCTTCTAAGATCGGGTACTGGGTACGACTGTAGTTCTTAATTACTACGTTTAGTTTGTCGTTTAGTGACATCCTTATCTCCTACCCGTCGCTGTTACCTCTAAGTCAAACCCAGAGATCTCAAAGTCTTTGTTGTCACTCATGCTCACACGGTAAGACAGGTATCGACCAGCAGATCTACTATCGATCTTATGGTCTGTAGATATGTCGAAAGTGACTGGGGGCTGATAGGTTGGCACAGATCTTGGAATATCTGATGCACCAAACTCAAAGATCATGTTGGTGTCATTTGTGTTTATAGTGTCAGCTTGTGGGTAGATGCGTGTGCAGACAACATATTGTGATGCACCCAGCCCTGCTTCATCCAAGTCCAGACCTGTCCTCTCAAGATACACAGGCTTGGTTGCTTCGGTATCTAAGTCAAAAGCAATCTGACCAGCATCAGACAAATCTACACCGTACAGCTTGTCACTGGTGATACCATCGCTCGTTAGTGTCTCTCCAACCATCAGCGTATGTCTGTTGAAACTGTCCTGCTGTTGGTAGTAAGTACCACCTGTGAGGGCATATGATGTTGTGCTTGTTGCGTAGGTAGCGACAGAGTTTACGTTAGCTACAGTGCCACTTGAAACATTAGGCAGATCCATGAATGACCATGTGCCGTTTCTATAGTTATATACAGCGGCTCTGTTGCATCTATCAGCGTTTGGGAAATGTACATACTGATCACCTGACTGATAGCAGAAATAGATTTCGTTTAGCGTAGGGTTATGCTGCACAAAACAGCGGTCAGCATTGTTGTTGTTTAGGCTGTTAAAGATAAAGTTCTTTACACGTTCATCACAGATAGACTCTTTGGATGTACCATCGTGGACGTATATATCAAAAGCACCAAAGACATAGTGCTTGCCCTCTACCTCGACCACACAGTTCTGATTGATGATACCTGAGTCTGTGAACAGCTTTCTAAAGTTAAAGATAAATGTGCCACCGACAAACTCCATAAGCCACACTTGGTCACTAGCGTAGATAATGAAGTTTGTGCCTAATGTTGCACCGTCCAATATTTCAGTCTTAATTTGTACTAGGTCGTTGAAGCCAGCAGACCGTGTTGTATCTGTTTCATCCCAGCTATCAGGAACAGAGTTTGCTGTAACCAAGTTACTAAAGCGAACACGGGTAGGAAAGTTTGAAGCACCTTCGACCATATTCAGTGCAATCAAAAAGTCACCGTAAGACCGCAAAGCTGAACATCTATGATTACTAGGCCAGTTAGGTAGGTCAGCAAAGTTAGTCCCAGTAGACGCACGATACACTGGCACCCTGTCTGGTCGGTTGATGTATGTGACATCTGCCAGTGAAGTGCCTGTGTATGGGCGGGGGTCTGAAGATCCTGAGATGGAACCAGACCTGTCACTGATCGTACCTGCTGAGTATTCTTTGATTACCCAAGCATCCGACAACATGAGCACAGTATCAAAACCGTTGGATGGCACTACGCCGTAGGTGAACCGTGGTGAGAACCCAAGGCTATCTGCAACCTTACGAAAGATTGGTGCTCGTAGAACTTTGCCCTCATCAAAGCGCACATTGAAGCCAGCAGAAAAACCAGTCAGAGGAATGTTGTAAGGGCTGTTATCAGTGATCACACCTGTCTGACCAAGGTTGCGGATCGGAATGATAGCCATTGATTACTCCAGTCCTAGATTAACATTTGTCAGCTTTTGTAAGTTGCGCTCGTTTTGGTTGACCATCTCGTTTCGGAAGCTCTCTACGGCTGCGCCTGTGCTTCGTGACTGCTGTGCGTTCTCGACAAGAAGAACTGGAAGCCAAGCCATAGCGCATCCCCACTCTTCGGTATCTTTGCCTGTGTTTGGGTTCTTACCACTGATCTTCATGAACCACGCGCAGTCGAGCTGGCGGCAAGGATTAAAGGTGTCGAGTGGGCAGTTCTGCTTAACCTCGATCTTCATGATTTCCTCTTAATCCTTGGTTGCGATGATTACATCGACGTACTGGACATCAAGTCCATTGGCTGTACCTGTGAAGGTGGATGTCGCCGTCAATGACAGGCTGTGCGAGTGAGCCTGACCGCCACCTTGGATACGATACGTGATCCAGTCCACGTGGTGTGCTTGGTAGTTAAAGTTAGCATAGTTATCTGATAGTGAACCGCCGGGGGTGTTCGGCTTGTGATACCAGTTGTTAGGCAGTTGTGCGTTAGTGATCGCTGTGCCACCTACGGTGCCTGAGACACTGGTGTTGACTGTACCAGCCGCAGTTGCATCGAGTGTCGAGAAGGCATTGGTACCACCGGAACCTGCGGTGCCTGTGACTACCCGGAGTGCCTTGTCATCGTGGGTGGTGTCCTTAGTCCAGCCTGTGGGGGCTGTAGATTGCTGGAAGAGCATCTTAGTGCCAGAAGCAAAAGCAGTTTCAATAGCTGTCATACGGGCATCTAAGCCGTTAAGCACTGAGTGGGTAGCTGTCATGGCTCCCGTGATGTTCGGGAAAGAAGCTAGGATTGTAGCTTTGATCAACCGCATGTGATCGTCAGCCGCCGCAAGTCCATCGGTAGACACGGGGTTCGTAGCGACGAGGCTGTTGATGTATGTGCCGGATTCTAATGCCATGCTTAGTTCCTCTATGGGGGGTCTTGTTTTTCTGGGTGGAGTCCCTGCTTTCAAAGGTCTGTTTTGTAACAACAACAACAACGCAGGGTTTAGCTCTGTTTTGAAATTGATCAGCTACGACGACGCGGCGGGGCCCGAAATCGCGGAGATGGAACCAAAACGCTTGGTCAATCCCTTGTAAGTTACTGAAATGCTTGTGTAATTCTTGGTAGCCGATGTCGCATCGGCAGACAGATCGGTGATCCGAGCCATAGACATTGGCGCCATTTGCTCATCTATCTGAAGATTGTCTGTGGTCGGCTCATTTTCGTTTGTGGAGAAAATGGGATCTAAACCACAGTCAACCTAAGTAAACCATGGTCGAGCTAAAGAAACACAATAGACAGTCAAAGGTAATCTAGAGTTAACCAGAGACATTGAGCCGATGTTGACCAATGCTGACTAAAGTCATCTCTGACCGACACACAGTCATAGGTGTCTAGTTGTTTTTGTTCTTCTGCTACTACTACCTTAGCGCAACCTTATATCATCGGTTATTCATTTGACCACCTGAGTACACTGCCAGTCACCTTTGTTTATTCTAAGAGGTGGACACAAAACTTACATCGGTTTAGCTTTGATCTGT